AAATTATTTGAACAAGATTTACTTGAGGCTAGTACACAAAAACCAATAGATCAAGAGCAGTTTATGTTAATTGAAGACTTATATAAAACAGTTGAAAAATTACAAGAAACTCAAGAAATGAATATGACTAATAAAGTTAATATTGAATTTCATAGTAAACAAATTGAAAAATTATTATCTGATGTAGAAAAATTAAAAGATAAACAAAGAGAATTTGCAAATGGAAACAGTCATTAGTACAGTGGTAGCTTTATGTATGTTTGTTGCAGGTGAACTTAAAGAACACCGAATACAAAGTAAAATGTCTGACTGCCTTAAAGGTAAAAGAGAAGCTGAAAGAACTGCATCACAAAACATTGAATATAAATGTGGTAAAGTACAGGCAGAACTAGAAGAAAATATTGATGGTTCAAAAGCAATAAAAAAAATTATAAATGATTGATAAAATTTTATACAGTTTCTTTGGTTGGCTAGATACGTTTTCTGAGCATTTGGATAAAATATTCTTTCCTAAACCTAAAAGAAAAAAGAAATGTAAAAATTGCAAATGCAATTGTCATTGTAAAGATGACTTACATATTAACAAATTCGATCAAGAACTATGTAATTGTGAAGGGTGCAAACATTAAGGATTTTATGAGGTGTAATTATGGAATATTTACTGATAAAATTAGAATATTTGTGCAGAAAATTATATGGCTTTGTTTGGCGATTAAGAATAAGATTAACAATGAACTTGGAGAAAAAATATGTACGAAGAAGTAAAAGAAGAAATAAAGATTTGTGAAGGCTATGTGCCTAAGATTTACAAATGTAGTGAAGGCTTTGATACTATATTCTATGGACATAAGATTACACCTGAAGACCAATATGAACATGGTGTAGAGTATTCAAAAGAAGAAGGTGAGCTTGTATTTGAGAGAGACTTTCAAAGAACAGTAGATGCAGCAGAAAGATTGATAGGAGACAGATCAATTAGCAACACTGCTAAAGAAGTAATTATTAATATGGTCTATCAAATCGGTGAAGGTGGTGTATCTAAGTTTAAAAATATGTGGAAGGCTTTGGATAGAGAAGATTATGGTGAAGCTAGTTTTCAAATGATGGATTCTCTTTGGGCAAAACAAACTCCTAACAGAGCAAAAAAACTAGCAGAAAAAATGAGAGGTGCATGATGTGGTTAAATTTAGCAGCTAAATTAGTACCAGGTATGATTAAAACTGGTATGT